TGCTTGAATGCATTCAGCTTGGCATCAATCAGCGCATTCACTGCCGCCTCATCCACCCCGCCAGAGCCAACCGCCGCCTCAACATTGTCAAGGCGGGTATCAACTTGGGCAAAGCGGCTTATAAAGGCATGTTTCAGCCGACCATTCGACGCCCATTGCATCCAAGCAGTCCCTTTGATATCGCCATCAAGCCCAATCTGCGCCGTGCCCACCTCCATTACATTTGAAGTTTTAATAAATCCTGCCTCAAAATCATTATTAACCTTCAAATTGCCGGTGATTGTGCCGCCGGTCTTATCCAGATATTTGGCATCAGCCTGTTGTTCACTCATTCTTTGCGCAATTAGCGTCACCAGTTCATCAATTACCGCCGCCGTCAAGCGCAGCGATACCAATGTATTAACGGCAAAGCTTTTGGTACTCGTGCCTTCTTGCCCGCGCTCTACTGTCAGGGCATTGCCATTTCGTGCCGTGACACGGACGATTTCCATATCACCATTCGCCGCCTCAAGCGTTAGAGGAAACCATTCACCAGCCGCCAATGTCGGAAACTTATCACCATTTTGAACCGCCAAAACCGTATTGGTTGGCGTTATCGCTGCGGTTAGTTTTGATTCAATATTATTGCCAAGTTTAACACTCATGAACAGCAATCCCTTATCTTTATCTTGAAGCAGCCCTGCTTGGCGCGCCCTGCTTTTGTTGTCACGGTAAAAGAAATCATCGCCTCTTCGCCTTTGTCCCCACCTTTTAGCCAGAATTTCAAGGACTTATCCGCAATATCAACTTTTTCAATCTCAACGGTTGCACCGATTGATACAGACGTCACCACATTATCCAAGCGGTCACCATTTTTGAGCCATTTGTAAAACAATACATCATAATCAAGCCGCTCATTTGGTGTTTTTAGCATTGTGGCAAGACGCATCACCTTCTCTCCCTTGGCATGATGGAAGAACGCACTTCCGCCTCAACCACCATCACGCGGGGCTCCGGCGCACGGTGCAAATGCGAAAATTGCATTTTGTCTTCGAGTCTTAATTCAATGGGTATATTTGCTTTGCCCGTCATTCTTTGTTGTGCCGCACCCGTCGCCTCAATCAAGAGTGTCATCGCCTCAACCTCGGCAGGTTTTAATCGGGAAGCCACACCCGTCGCCTCAAAGCCCCATTCCAGATTGGCAATTGACGCATGACGCATCAATCCCCCGTCAATATCAAAGCCAAAACTCATGTCTGCGCTGATGGAAACAGTCTTTGACGCATGCGCTGTTCCATAAACAATAAATGAAACAGAGCCTGCGAGCAGGGCAAGCTGATGCCCAGCATTGATGCTGGTCTTACCCAACGCAACGCTATTGACTTCACCGCTCATTAGGATACCTTAACGCTAAGAGAGCCGATATGGATAACAATTTCATCTGATGGCGAGAGTGTTTTTTTGCTGGATAGTCCCATACCGAACAACATTTGCCCGCCTGTTTGTTGCGTCCACAGCGAAATGCCGCCTATTTCTATAGTTCCTGTCCCATTGAAGGACGGCCATAATAATTGTTTGCTATTTGTGATTATTTTATTTGACGGTGGATTGAAGGCACCATTAACACCATCCTCACCTCCATTAGCATCAAGGCGCACATAGGACGGCCATTTTGATTGCTTAACCTCGTTAGCTTCATTTATGACGGTGCCTTGATTATCATGCAACGCCACCCAGACTTTATCGGGAACATCCATTGGGGTTGCGCGGAAAAAATGATTTAAAAGAGCATCGCCAAAATAATTTGAAACGGCCATTGTTTAATCCTCAATAGAAATATGCCTTTGTGCGTAAAGGTGCGCCCATTTGCGTTTTCAGTGTTTCAATTTCCAACCTGTCAAGCCGAGCCTGAAACCCTTGTAAAAGAGCCGCCCCCAGATTGGGATTGGCTGTATCAACCTGTGGCGATGTCAAAAGATAGCCCGCCGTTCCCCGAGCCAGTAGCGAGCGATAATTATTCACCAGCACGCGCGGTAATGTCATGGCATCAAGAGAGGGCTGCAATACCAGCCGCGCTTTCACCTTGCCGGTCGTGATAGGCGTAATAAAAATCCTGTCCGGTTCTAATTGCGTCACATAGCGTGGCTGGCCTTGCCTTTCTTCCCAATCAGGGAAGTAGCGGTCAAGCCAAGGAATGGTTTTTGGCTCAAGCTTCACATGCCCAAAATCTGCCCGCTCAATGGAAACAATCGCCGCATCATGCAAACTTGTCATACAGCCACAATCAGGCGTGAATTCCATTTCTTCCCATTCCCGCCAGATGGGCAGTCGTTGGCATAATGTCCTTGCCGTCTCACGCAAGAAACGAAACACCAAAGGTTCAGGCGCATGCGGGGCGTAAGTGGCAACATCAGGCAACATTTCATCCATATCAAGCATGATAGCGGCCATCACGCACCCGCCAATCTGCTAGCATTAGGGCTAAGTGCTCCCTCGACATCAATCTTTGTTCCCATCGCTGCCTGAAACAATTGCCAATGAGCACCGGCGCGCCCCATATCGCCGCCGACATCATCTTTCAACAAAGCCCGCGCAATAGTATAATCAACCAATGGCACCGAATAAGGTTCGGGCAAACCAATTGCCCCGCTCCATGAAGCTATCTTTTCAACATCACCCGTTGGGGTAATGGCAGGCGGACAATAGCCAACAACAGCTTCAACCAATCCCGCCCCGTCATTGCCTGGATAAACATAGAATTCGTAAGGCGCATTCTCATCATAAATGTAATGGCGCACCGTGCGCCTGAAGGGTAGAGCATCGCGCTCGTGCCAACGAGGCGTTTGCGCATCCAGCACCTTTTTATCAATGATGGTAATAATGCGCCCACCTAATTCTGGTCGTGAACCATCCACAATATTGCGGGTAATTTTGATAAGGCTTAACCACTCATTGCCATCAGCGTCTTTGTCTTTGGGCAGATACTGCCATGTACCGAGCTGTAGCGGCAAAAGTACCTTTTTACTGGCTGCCGATGGTTTGATGAGACAAATAGAGCGAACGCCCTCATTTATCCATGTCGCCAGTTCACCAAGCGGCCAGCGATCATTGCCCTCATCATGGAGGATAATAGAGGCACGGCGCATAATATCGGCAGCAGCAATCATGGATCATGCCTCATTCATGATGGGTTTTATTCGGCCGTTGCTTTGCTTTTTCTGTGCCTTTGGCGTCGCATCCTTTTCAGGTGATAAGCTTGCCTCCTGGCTTATTTCTGCCTCAAAGCTCGCATCCGCGCTCACCGCCTCTTTATCTGTTTCCCCGTTCGTGGTTTTACCACTTACCGCCTCTTGTTCTTCATGTCCCTGTTCGGGCATGCCTGCCCTCACCGCCGTGCCTTTTGCTTCCCTGTTCGGGACTTCGTCCCTCACCGCCTCTTGATAATGCACAACAGATAAGAAACAGGCCGCATGCGCCAGATTATGAACATGCGCGACATAATCTCCAAACGCCTCATCGAAGTTGAAAACATAAGTCGCGCCGCCCACCGTCTGCTGTGTATGGCCTAATTTGCAAGCAATCACCGGCATGGAAGCTCTCCTCAAGCGGTAGCATAGGTCAAGATGAGGGTGATTGTCCCTGCCGCGGCCGTACCACCATTGACCTTGATACCAATAGAGCGGTCATGGTCGGCACTGCCGACACGAAACGCTGCCACTGTGTTTAATCTTTTCACGTCCTTAAGGGCAGCATTGGCAAAATAGTCTGCCCCACAATCGCGCGAACTATCGGTTGAGCCAACATCCCCATCCATCAGCCCAATATGCCCCTGAAAGCCCACATCATCACTTGCCACCACCAGATCAACCAGACGGGTCAAGGCAGGCAAAACCGCCACCTCGACAATATCGCCTGTTGCCAATGTTGCGGGAACAGAAACATTCACCACCTGCACCACCACATGCCCAGCATAAGCCGGATAGCCGGTCGCTTGCTTGCCTTTGGCTACATCACTTTGAAAAATCGCCATAATAAGTCTCCTGAAAAGTAAAAAGGGCAAGTTGGCAAAATCATTATTGCCAACTTGCAACGACACATGTTTTAGCTGGAAGGGGCAGCAGCCGTATCAATAGCCAGCACACCGAAATCCTGATTGTTGAAACGGGTTTTCCTGACGCCAATCGTCATGCCGGAGGAAACGACCGGTTCATTGCCGTAATCGTGCATTTCTTCCGACCAGGCAAAGCGCATGCCGCCAGATGAGCCATAGGCAATCGCCCCTGCCTGTCGCCCAAGAAACAAGGCGCGGGCAGCCAACACATCCTTACCAGAACCATAATCGTCAAAACGGATAACGCTTTCATGCTCATGCAGAACGATATTGTTAATCATACCCGCACCACCCTTGAAGATCGGGTTATTGCGCCCTTCTGCCGCCGCGGCCGCCTTCTGGATATCCAGCCATCTAGAAGCATTGTCATTGCGCAAATCATACATCTGATAGGGTGACATCACCAGAACATAGTGGTTGTCACCATTGACATTTGTTGGTGACATATTGGATTGATCGGGATTGAGGGCTTGCATCATCCGCGCTTTGACACTGGCCGCCTCAATCAGCTTGCATGACATTTTATCAGCCGCTGTAATTGTAGTAACATCTTTATTACCCGCAAACATGTGATGATCGGAGTCAGGCGCTTGAATCGGATTGCCGGCATGACCAACATAGGCCAAATCCTCAATGAAATCTTGATTGATGCCCCTTGCACCTGAAAGATAAATAAATACCAACTCATCAACTCATTGTGCCAGATGTTCAGCCAGCCTTGCCTTGGCAATATGGCGCAGATTATGCTCGGTGCGCTGGCGCGTCATCCGTCCACCAGCAGAGACACCATGGCGGATCTGGTCAATATAGATTTCATCTTGATAAAAGCGTAAATTTTCTTCATTGCCTTCTAGCCGGTTGTCACCAACCGTTGGCTTGTTGCGCAATTTAACAGACAGATCAAAGGCAATCTTGTCACCGGCTTTATTATCAAGCTCGGTAAATTGCTGAATGATGGCGCTATCATTCTTGCCAATGAATTTTTTGGAAAAATAACTCTTCTTGTTGACCTCAACCGCAAGAACGGCTGACCAACGTTTGACAGCTAAGGGAGATCCAAAGGGAATTGTGGTTTGTGCCATGACAAAATGCTCCTTCTCAAGGAATTGATTAACCGAGAAAGGCGGCACGTCATGCGCTCGAATCTATGTAATATTTGTCACTTAATCCATTTTTAAAATAATTGCAAGCCTTATTGCGTAATCATAATTTCATAATAAGCAGCATTCATCTTCAAACCAGATATAATAAATTAAACATAAATGTGGAAGTCAACAGATATGTTGAATAATGATTATGGTTTAATTAACATGGATGAAAGTAGCAATAGTTTTAATAACAAAGCAAGAGGCGGTGAGTGGCGAAGCCACGAACAGGGAAGGCAAAGAAAATACTAAAAATATGAGTTGTGCGGATTTGGTCGATATCAAGCAAAAGGCAATAACAGCTGCTTCAAACCCGTGCCTTTTCTCGTTAAGCCGCGGTCAAATTTTGGCGGCACAATGCCTGGGGGTACAATTCTTACTTGATTAGAATGAGGCGTGGCGACAATCAGGCGCACCCGCTGGCCTGATTTATCAACAACTTTGACATAAGCCAATTTACCAATGGCAATCGCCTCGCCTGTTTTGACCGTTAGAGAAAGCATAAACTTTTCCCTTTACCCAAATTTAAGATAGGCTTCGCGCTGGTCATCGCTAAGCTTTGCCAGTTCTTCCTCATATTTTTCTATATTTTCATCCCCCAAACGGTCGAGATGGGAGAAAAGTCCGCCATCTGCGGTTTCGGTCATATCAGCAGCGGGCAATGCTCCAAGATTGGGCGGCATTTCACGCTGCGGCTGGTTTATCTCCTTCGCTGTTTCCTTTGGCTCTGCAACCGATTTTTTGTCTGCTGTAGCGAAATTAAACACGCTTGCCAGCTTGCCATGGGCTTGAAGAAGAATATTCGGGTCAAATGACTTGTCAGGATTTTCGCTCTGCAACCGGCGCACAGCCATATTCAAGCTGTCAAAAAGCACCTCATTTTCCCTATATTGCGGGTGAGCATCCAAAAAGGCCGGAACGGTGACATCAAACCATGTTTTTTCCTGTACTTCCTGTGACAGGCTGGCCTTGAAGATGGCCTGGCTCAAATCAATCTTTTCATTCATCAATTGCAGCATCTGCTTTTGATATTCTGTTGCCGTCATACCACCATTTTCAAATTCCGCGCCAAGATTATTCAGCTTCTCATCAAGTTGAGCAAGCTTGATTGTGGCCTCTTCCGGCGCATCAAAAGTCGGGAAGGCAGGCGCAGTTTGTACACCCGTTTGGCTTGGGTTACTCTCTTTTGGCTCTTGCTCCTCTTGCCCCTCATCTTTTGGCAACAGTGGCTCCAGCCCTTGCTCCTCCCCATCTTGTTCATCTGATGCTTGCGCCTCATCGCTGGCAGCATCCAGCTTGCCAGTATCAGGGGCTGGATCTACAACATCCTCTGTCTTGTCTTCATCTGTCTCTTGAGTTTCACTTCCCAGCTCCTCGCGCTCCTGTGCGGTGAGCATTTCCAATTCTTCTTCCAAATAATCAGCCATTGTTCATTTCCTTATTTTCAGCGGGTTGATTGGGGGCTTTTTGTTCCATTTGGCTTGCCTGCACCGCCTGTTGCTGTGCGGCCTGTTGCTGTGCGGCCTGTTGCTGTTCCTTCTCGGAGCGCGAGACAAAACCGCTCTCATGCATGATGGCATCGGCCATATCGACTGTTTGCGGCGCAGTAATCGCCATTCCTGCCGTCTCAATGGCTTCTTTTTGCGTGCCGACATTCACCCGCGCCATATCAGCACGGGCTTTTTCTGCCAGAGCGGCGGCTTTATCAGCTTCGGCTTGAGCTTTCATAGCCGCAGCTTCCAATGTTGCCATCTGCAAAGCTTGTGCCTGCGCTGCCGCTTGTTCCTGGGCGGCTTGGCGTTGCGCTTGTTCTATTTCCTCTGGTGTTGGATTTGTCCCATCACTGTCAGGGTCACGCTGCCCCGTTACAGAACGTATCCGTTTGACAATCTCTTCCCTATTAGGCAGATCCATATTATCCACCACCAGATCAAGCAGCATCAATGATACCTCTTGCGGTAATTTTGTTGCCAACTCCATCAACTGCCCTGCCGCCGCTTGACGCAACGTCACCTGCCCTGCCGCCGCTTGACGCAACGTCACCTGCCAGTCACTTTCAGAAATCAAGAAGTCGGCCTTTGAGCGCGTAATGTCATTTTCCGGCAATTCATTAATGTCGATATATTCAGGCTGTCCACGCTGATTGGTAATGCGAAACTGTTTGGGCTGCGACATGAATTGCTCAAGCAAGGATAATTGTTTTTCGCCGCGTATCTGTGAGAATAGCATCAGATTATCAAATAGTTTGGCTGTAGCCATTGAGCCTTGTTCTTGGCGCGATTGAATGGCAATCCCTGATGTTGCATTGGTCTTGCGTCCCAACAGCTCATCGGTTACACCTGACGATTGCTGGATAATCGAAATATCACGGCTCATCAGTTCCAGATGCGCAGGCGCAAGATCGCGATCCGCCCTGATTTCAAATCTGCTATTTGCTCGTGTCACAATCACCGCATCAGGACGTGAGATTTCCTCCAATAACTCACCGTCCCTCATATCGACCGCGCCCTCATCCATAATCACCTTATTTGATGAAAGAATATGCAGGGCTTTACTGGCGCGTTTATTGACATCTTGCTGAATATCCTTCAACCGCCTTATCATGCCATAGGGCTGTCCGTCCCGCCCGCGTCTGTATCCCCAAACCGGTGTGAGCGGAAAGCGGTTATGACGATAGGGAGATTTGGAAAACCACAACATGCCTGCCTGGGTAAAAATCGCCACATGTGTGACCATGGTTGCGGACATATTAAGTTGTGCCTCTTGGGCATCCAATGTTGCCTGATGCCCTGCGCTCATCTCATCAAACAACTCACCATGGAACGCTCCGCCTTTCAGACGCTTTGCCTCTACAGGCAAGCGAAACCATGCCTCAATCACCCGCACACGGTTGCGCCACTGTCCGGCCTCTGTCTCATTGACAATGAAAGAATTGTTATTATCCTCCTCCGGCATATCCATCGGCTCATCACCAAGAGCGGAAGTTCCCGCCAAGCCATCATGGTGTCTGTCACATGAGCGACGGATCAGTTCCTTGCGTTTGGGGAAAAGTGCCGCGGCGACATCTTCATCCAGCCATTTGGTGCGGAACAGATAACGCGCATCTGACAAATCCAGTGATGTTGCCGTTGAATCCCACAAAATATTGCGCCAGCTTTCATAGCGGGTATAAATCGGTTCAGCGTCTGAATCAAAATCAACACCGTCCTCCATCCAGCCAATCCCGACTTTGACACTGTCCTCAAACGCCCTTGATATGTCAAAATTGGTTCTGTTGACGTCCGATAGATATTTCATCAGATCGGTTTTGCGCTGCGCAGCCGTTGCGTCATCCTTTTTACGCGGCAAAATCCTGAAATCTGTCCGCGTTCTTTTTTGTGTACCTGTCACCCAATCAATTGAGGCTGATATGACGTTATAGACCAAAGGCTGCTGTCCACGCTCGCGCAATGTGGCCGCTTCTTGCTTATCCCACTGGATATTGTCATAATAATCCTCATCTTCTGCCATTTCCAGCCGATTGTCAGATTGCCGTGATAGCTCGTTTTTATAATAGCCCATCAGTTTTTTGTGCAGGCGAACCATTTTATCGCCATCAAGAGATGACGCCCCCGATGGCTTAAACCTCCCATCACCGCTCTCATCAGACGGTATTGGTGATTTGTAACGCTGCACGCGCACCGAGCCGTCTGTTGCGTTGAGATCAAACATCACGCCTCCTCATTTTTGATTTCAAATTCTCGGACTTGTCCGCCATCATGATTGGTTATAGCCCCCACCCCGATAATTTCCCCCTTACCCATATTATCAAACGCATGGTGCGGATAGGGCGGCATTTTTATCAAATCTTCCAGGACATGATTAATGCTAAGCATCAGCTTCACAATATTTTCCCCCGTTGGCTTCAAGCTCAAACGCTCACATATTTCAAAAGCGGCAAATGTCCGTTGTGCGCTATCCCCCGCTTGCCTATCCCATATCCACGCGCGTTCAAGCGGTATGACACAGGGGACACGATGAGGCGAAAACTCCCCATTACGCCTGATAATCACCATACAGGGCGGTTTTTTCTCATCCGATAACAACCATGTGCCAATCAGTGTTAATTCACCCCTGTGCACGCGCCACGCATATCTGTCCAGATCAATCGCTAATTTTCGCATATTAAACCACCAGTCCCTTTCTCGTGCGCACATTGTGGATAATGCGCCCCTTTGCCCGTGTTGTAGGAGCTTCATAAGCCAAACACATCAGGCCGAAAGCATCCGCCCCATGGCTTGACCAATCATGCTCCGGTCCCAAACCGATATTGCGGTTGTCATCACGTTTCTCATGATACCAGCCAAGGGCGGCCACACCAGCACGCGTCCTTTTCTCATCAAACCATATGCTGTCAAATAACCGCCGCGCCGCTTCAATGCGTCCACGGGCTGCTCCTGCACCCTGATTGGCAATCACTTGCACATCAAAGCCTGCCGCCCGCAAGGCACTTTCAAAACTCACATCAACAACTCTGTCATGCGTTGCCCCATCATGAGGCAGAATACATAGGGCGTTGCCATAGCCATTTTCACGCAACCAATCGACATGGGTCGCCAAGGGTTGGCCTTGTGCTTCATAATAGTCAAG